GTCTGTTTTTCAAATAACACATACCGTAGCAACGTTTATCAGCTTTACAAGCTTCCCAAAATATAAAGAACAATCTGTTAGCTTCTCTAAAATCAGGAGCGCCAACATCAATTTTACTCCATTGAAGATACATATAGTGACTACCTGTTATGTAGGTTGGTTTATCATTATTCATAAACCAAAAACCCTCATCACGACGTTTAAATTCTTCATCTATGTAATCATACCACTGATCTTTTGCCTCCTCAGGATATGCTCTCCAGTCAAATATATTTTTTAACTTACTTAATTCTTTAGGATATTCTACGCGTTGCCATTTGTTTTTGTCGAACAAGTGCACTGATTTCGGTTCAAGCGGCAACCCAATTCGCAAATTTTGAATCTCCACCACTTGTCCAATTTTTCCAGTTTTGCTAATAACGACAATATCATGTTCTTTATTATATCCATAATCCCATTTTTTAGATTTATTAAGTCGACTTATAGTTGTCTTCTTAATTGGTTCAACAATTTTATATAGTGTTTGTTCGTACATTACTTAGATCTTCCTTCGGCAAAGCCTTTAAACACTCTTTCTTTTTTTTCTTCAGGATCTTTACCTTCTAGTATATTTTCTTCTTCTTGAATACGGTTAAGTATTTCAAAAGCATCGAATATAGCTAGCTTTTTAGTAGCGGCGGCATTTTTAAGTCTATCAGCAGAAACATCATCATCAGTGTTAGTAATAATTTTTTCTTTAGCAACATTGATAAGTTCTTCAACCGCTCTATGCCCAGCTTGGATTATACGTTTCTTCGTTTCCTTGATACTCATATTTAATTGTAATAAATTTATTGTGCACTCTAAAAAGCCTTTTACCTTCTACGATAAACTCGTATTTTGAAAAAGGTGTAAATCCTACAACTTCACCTTTATTAAAAGCTCCGTCTGTGTATACTATTACACCTTTAGTATCGTGCTCTAATTTATTTTCTAAATCATTGTCATTAACCAAAGGCTGTACAAAGCAAAAACCAGGCATAGATTTCCAGCTAGTTTTACTTTTTTTTAAAAATATTTGATCTTCTGAAGCGAAGTATAAATTATCTTTAAAATAAGCTCTACTGTTTTTCTCTATGCCTTTAACATTGTGCCAGCGTCTAAACAAGTTATGATGCACTAAAACCTCGTCACCATCTTGTAAGTTTAAGTTGTTATGTATAGGGCAAGATTTTACTATTGCGTTTCTGTTAACGTATTGATGATTAAATATCTCAGAGTTTATTATTAAGCTTTTGTCATCAACTTTTACCTCGTTGTTGTATCTTTCGCCTTTTGGACTTACTATAAAATTATAAGGACTTCTCATTAATACTGTAAGTTATATTCTACAGATACAGCCATATTTTTATTAAAGTCTTTCCAAGGTAAAACTTCTTTACCTTTTCTTATATAAACAGAGTATTTGTCATCTTCTTCTATTATGTCACATATAGTATGACCACCATATACTTCTTGACCAACAGAGTAATGCATTGAATCAATTTTATAGTCTTTGCCTATTGTTATTTTTCTTATAAGCTTAGTTGTTTCCATCATTATATTTTATTGTACCGTCGTTGATGTCAACAGCGTCTGTACCGTATTCTTTTTTAAATACGCCGCGTAACTCCATAATAATAGATCTGTTTTGATCTACTTCATGAAGCATATCGTGCTTTTGACACTCTATCGAACCTAGTTGTGTTTGTAAATTTTTAATTGTAGTTGCAGCTTGTTTTAAAGTCTCGAGTTGAGTCTTTGATATTTTTTCTGCACGTGGAGCTAAGTCCACCTTTGGAGTCTTTCTTTTTGCCATTTTATTTAATTTAAATTAATTAGTTATTATACGCCACTTCTAGTGGATATGTCATTTTCTATACTTGCTAACAGTGTTGTGTCTGTTATTGCAGTATTAAATATAGCTACCTCGTTTATTTCGCCTCTCCAGTTAGCAAAGTTTCCTGCCGCTGTTCCAATATCGTTTACAATAAATTTTTCAAGTGGATTTGAGTCATCTCTACCTGAATTAGTATCTGTTACGTCAGAACCATCAAACCTAACAACAACGTTATCATCTGGACCAGCGCTTCTTATCATAGTAAAAACAAATTTAGTTCTAAAAGGAACGTCAGATGTTAAGTTTAACATATCAGCATCTTCATCTGTAGTGTCAGGTAAAAGCAAACTTATTCTATCTACATCTCCACCTTGATGAAATCTCAAACAGTTGTCTGAAGCACTACCCATTAAACCTATTGTTTCTCTGTGAGAAACTTCTAAAGAGCATATTATAGTAAATTGGCCTAAAGTTATATCAGATGTTAAATCAAGTCTATGATCATTATCACCAGAAATATTAAATTTTATATCACCACTATCATATTCTGGTTGACGAGATGCTGTTAATTGTATAGCATTGTTACTATTGCCAGACTGATCGTCCCAAGCTAATAAAGCATTACTGATTTGTGTTATACCAGTATTATATTTAAGCCAAAGCTTTAAAAAAGGATTTCCAGTCTCTAAAGCAGGTAGTTCCCCTGAAACACCAAAGCTTGTTATGCCAGTTCCTAATCCTAACATTAATCTCCAAAATAACAGATTATACCTCCGTCAGAGTCAGCAGCGTTTAAAGTTACTGACGTCCATCTTCCGTAAATAGTTAATCCTTTTGGAAAAACTTGAGTAGCATCTACAGAGTCAGCGCCAGAGCCGTTACCAGTAACAGCCGCAGCGGTTCCAAAAAAAGCAGCATCGTTACCTTGAGCCGTGTCAGCTACTAAACCAGCTAAATTAGTATCAGCTAAAAATGTAATAGCTACTACAACTTTTCCTGTTGGAGGAGTAAAAGCGCCTGTAGTGTCTACAAAGCCACTACCTAGTTGTCCAAAAGCGTAAGCCGTATCTGTTGAATTAATTCCCATAATTTTATTTTTTTCTTTTTTTGTTAATATATTCAGGGTGAAAAATACCTCTAACGTGGTCCATTTTAGCCTCAACGTTATGCTGTATTCTATTTTCTTCTTCTTCTTTGTTTCGGTCTGTTTTCTTTTTATTAGCTACTGGACCGACTGGAGCTTTAAAAGGAAAATCATTACGTTTGTATTTCATTTTAAATCCCATTTTATTTTTCTTTTATTTGTTCGTTTTTCTTTGAACTTCCGCCGAAGAAGAAGTCGATTATTGTGTTTACCTTAGCACTCATAGCGCCAAATATTGTTGATATAAAACTTATTTCAAATTCACCAAGCTCAAGCGTTTTAGTAACAAAGTAATTAAACATTACAAATGTAATACCAAAATAAGCTATAGTAAATAACGTCGCTAACACCTTTTGAATAATAGCGTCGTCCTTATAAAGATCACGCGCAGATTTACGATCTTCAACCTCTTTTGCAAAAGCTTCGCGTTCTGCATCTAATAATAATTTTTTTAAAGCAAGTTTTGCTTCGTCTCTTTCTTTGTCTGTAGTAATAACTTTGTCTAATATGCCTTCAGCATTATCAACAATTTTACCAAACAAACCTCCTACTAAATTATTTATCATAATATTAATGTTGTTCCCAAGGAAACTTTTTAGAACCTTCTTCGTGCCACTCACCTTCGTATAGTATATGACCATCTTTTCTAGGATATGTTACACCCTCGTATCTTATATAGTCATCACCGTAGTCTAATCTACCTGTTTTCATATCAGCTATATGAACCATCTCGTGGTTTAGCACTTTTCTTTCTTCTTCGCTTCCTGGTTTTATTTTATCGCTTATAAATATACTACCGTCTTTGTTAGCTTCGCCTAGTATACCTTCGCCTAATTTTTTACGTATAACTGGCGTGTCAGTTTTTTTGTGATATGGCGTGTTAGAGCCCATACCTTTTTTAGGCATATTAATTCCTCTTCTTTCTGATCCTAGTTTAAACGCCATTATCTGTCTTTGTCTTTTATCATATCGTCAATAGCCTTATTAAAGACTTTGTCTGTATATGTTTTGTTATTGTAAAATACACTTCTATCAGAAGTTGGCATATCTTCTTCTCCAAGTAGTATTCTGTATATTCTACTAATTAATTGGCTGCATTTAAAAGAAGTTTTAAATACTGAATACTTTATTGTAGTTCTGTTTCTATGCCTCCAAACTTCTATCCAGCCTAATTTTCTAAGCCTTTCCCAACGGTGCTTATCCCAGCTTAATGTATACTCGCCGTCTTCAAACTCTTTTCTTGTAAAACGCTTCTTACAGTCTAAATATATTAAAAGCTCTAAGTCTGCGTCTGTTAACCCGTAAGTCTTACAAGCCCACTTTCTTGTGAGCCTGTAATACTTAAGGATTTGTAATTCACGTAAATCGTGAGAAGTTAATCTCATTACGTAGCCATACCAGCTGCACCGCCTTCAGGAGCGTACTCAATACTAGTAATACCCGCTGGATTAGATCCACCTAATATATTAGTTTCTCCAAACGCTAAATCAATAACAGTAACTAACCTTCCATCTCTTGGAAAAGCGTTACAAGCATCGTTCATAAGTTTGCAAATATCTTCAAACTTACCTGCTGCGTGCTCTATTGTAACTACATCATCTGTAGCATCACCTAATATAGAAGCAAAGTGTAAACTTGTTGTGTCTGTATCAGTTGCAACCATACCTTTCAAAGCACTTACTGGGTACATAAAACTAGTTTCTAAACCTTGTTTAAAAGTTATAGTTACTGTATCTCCAGAGGCTAAGTCATAACCACCAGCTACACCAGAAGCATCAAGTGTAATAACACCGTTTGATAACGCTTGATTAGCAGGATTTAAGTAATGAACAGAACCTGTTGCTACAGCTAAAGCTGTTGAACTATATGTTGGCGCTGGTAATACAGCCGTAGTTTCAAATAAAATTGAAGCGTGACCTGTTCCACCACCAGCAGATGATGTAACAGCTAAAGAAGCTATTTCGTTAATATTGTCTAAATTTGCAGCAACACCAACACCTGAAAAAGCATTTGTTGCGTTTGAAGACCCACTAAAAGTTGCAGTAGCAGTTTTTGGTCTTAATTTTCTAAAGTATAAATAATTTTCCATGATTAGTCTATTGTTATTGTCACAGCAGTAACCTCTTCTATACCAGAAGAACTAATAGCTCCTTCATTAGCTGGTAAAGTATTTAAGTCTTTTATTACTGTAAAGTTAGTAGTATTCTTTCTGTTTCCACTAGCAAGCTGTGCAAATTTTTCCATAACAAGCTTAGTGTTAGCGGATCTTGTTATGCCATCTCCTACGTGATCTGCACCTGTGCCAGATGAAGACGTAGCGCCAGTAGCATCAGCAACATCTGCAAATGTCAAAAGTACACCGTTAGCTGTTGTTCCTGTACCATCTTGTGGCGCAAAGAAAAACTCAGCGGTAGAACTAGACATTGAAACTGCTCCTCTAAAAGTAGAAGCTGGAAACATAGCCATATCTTTATCTGTATCATTACCACCGTCGTTTGCAAAGTATAAATAATTTTCTTCTCTCATTTTTTTTAAATTTTAAGATTATGCAACAGCGTCAACTGATAATAAATCTGGGTGAATAAACTCATCTGTTAAATCATCTGCTATTTTAACAAATTTTCCTTGTACGCCATGCGCAGTCATAGCGCCTGCTATAGCTTGACATACTCTCTTCATTTCTACTCCAGTACCAACACTGTCAGTAACAGTTACATCAATAACTGTTGCCGCGGCTGTACCGTCAATATCTTCAAAACGAAGTTTCATTGAACCTGCACCATCACACTTTAAACCTAAAAAGTTTGATGCTGGGCCACAAAATTTTTCGTTAGCGTCTTTTATAAGCGTAACGAAGGTTTCCCCACCGTGAGAAGGGACTGCTTTTTGAATTGCCATAATTCTTGTTTTTGATTAATTAATAATTTGTTTTCGATTTTGTGTTTAAGGATTTTGGTTTATAGTTTTTGTTTAATCTACTAATACAATATCACTTGCTTTGATTACAAAATAAAACTTATCGTTGTATTCAATACCGTGACCTGCGTGTTTATCATACCAAACTATATTACCTTCAGAAACAAAGTCAGCTATACTACCTGCAGATATTACTTTACCTTTTGAATATCTAACATCTTGATTAATGTCTTCAGTCAATATAAGACCACCAACCTTCTTTTCTGTTTCTTTTATTTTTTCTACTACTACGTAATGATTAACTGCCTTCATTGATACGTATATTTGAGATTACACAATCAGCAGATATAATAGTAGAAACTACACTTGCAGCATTAACTAAAGCTGTTTTTGTTACAAGTACAGGATCTATAATACCTTCTTTTACCATATCTACATATTCGCCGTTTACGACGTTAATACCTACGCCTTCGTCTTCAGGTACATCGATACTGTTATCAATACCAGCGTTGTCTAATATAGTCGCCATAGGAGATAATATAGAAGTTAGCAAAGCTTCTTCACCCACGTTAGTGGGTTTGATTTTTTTTGCAGCATTAAACAATGCAATACCGCCGCCAGGCACTATACCTTCTTTCAGCGCAGCCTTCGTAGCGTAAATCGCATCTTCGACCCTGTCTTTCTTTTCTTTAAGTTCCACCTTCGAGTTTGCCCCAACACGGATAATTCCAACACTACCCGATAGCATAGACAGTCTTTGTTCCAGCTTCTTTTTAATAAAACCATTTTTTTCATCTGCAATTTGTTTACTTACTTGGTCAATACGTTCACCTATAGCTTCTGTATCAGCTTCAATAGTTATTACAGTATTTTTATCGTCTGTGCTAGAATAATCAGCTTCACCTAAATCTTCTGGTTGCATAGCGTCTAAATCATCACCAAGCTCTTCGTTAAATAACGTAGCGCCTGTTAATATTGCTAAGTCTTCGCATGTATCTTTTTTAGTAGGGCCAAAGCCAGGTAGATCGATAATATTTACCTTAATATTACCTTTTACTTTATTCATTAATAACGCTGAGCGCACTTGTTGACTAACTGGAGCTACAATAAGTAATGATCTGTTTTGCTTTATAACATATTCAAGTATGCTCTGTATCTTACGCACGTTAGGTATTTCACTCATGCATATAAGTACTAGCGGGTTGTCTAGCTCTGCTTTTTGCTTATCAGTATTAGTAACAAAGTGTGTCGATGTTAATCCACAATCAAACTGAACGCCATCAACGGTTTCAACGTATGTCTCGTCAGTGTCAGAGCCTTCCATTAAAACAACACCGTCTTTACCGACAGTTTTGTAAGCTTCAGATATAATTTTACCCAGCTCTCCATCGTTGTTGCAACTTATGCTAGCAACGTGATCAAGCATATTATCATCAACATCTAGCTTTATTGAGTCTAAATATTCGATAACTTTAGCTACAGCGGTATCAATACCTTGCTTAATTTCTCTAATATTACTTTTTACTGAAACTTCGTACACTTGAGAAAGAAGAGCTTCAGCTAATACCGTAGCGGTTGTAGTACCGTCACCAGCTTCTTTAACTGTTTTGCTCGCTGCTTCTTTAATTAATGTAGCGCCTAGATTTTCTACAGGATCGTAGAGTACGACAGACTGCGCTACAGTTACACCATCTTTAGTTATTACAGGTTTACCTCTAGCGTCTTCGTATATAACGCACTTACCAGAAGCACCCAATGTAGATTTAACGGCTGATGCTAACTTTTCAACACCAGCCTTAATTTTAGTTCTTGCGTCATCGCCAAAGTTTAAGTCTTTGACAATTTCGCTAGGTAAATTGTATTCCATTGTATTAAATTAAATTAGTTTTATTTAAAGGTCTTTACGACTTTTGGTCCTTTGGTAGCTTCTAGTTTTTTACTAAAATGCTCAATACTACCATCGATAGCGGCTTCAGCGCCTTCGAGTGTTTCTCTACGCGTGACATCATGCCACTTATCAGCGTCTTCAACGCCACAAACTTCGGTTTGGTAGTAACCATTAGGTAATTGAGTGATCCTCCAGTTTTCTTTATCAGATAAATGTTTCCACTCTTTCATTGTCTTCTCAGTAATTTGAGGTTTGCCAGTGTATGTACTTGTACTGGTCTTGTAAAATAAATAGGTCATTGGTTTTTATTTATTGGTTAACACTAGTACTATTACTAGTTATTTTTGTTTTTTATTCATCAGAAGCATTTTTTCTTATATCATACTTATCCTTGTCTAGCGTAGTAGAACCTTTACCAGCAGACATAGGGTCAAACATAGATAAAATAACTGACGACTTAACCCCTAAGTTTAAAAGTTTACCCGCGTGCTTTGATAAAATATTTTTTACTTTATTAGAAGCTGACTTTGCAACTCTTCCAGCGTCGCTAGATTTAACTGTTTTTATGCTTTTAATTTCTTCAAGTAATTTTTTACCCGCGTCAGTACTAACATCAACAGTTGCTCTGCCACCAAAAACTTCTACTTTTTGTTTTAATGCAGAAGTTTGCTGCATTGGAAAACCTTTCATCTTAAACGCCATAATTACTTTTTCTTTTTTCTTTTAGTAATTTTACTTAAAAACTTGCCAACTTTAGTTTTTTTCTTTTTTGAGTTAGATCCTGGAGTACGATCCGGATAACGGCCTACCGTCATAGGCTTGTATTCGCGCTGCTCAAATTCAGGCGTTTGCTTTACAAGCTTACCCAAGTAGCCTGGACTTCGTGGAATACCTTTATGCGTAGGTTTTTTAATTTCAGGCTGTACTAGAAATTTTCCTCCTTGAACCATAGGTTTATTTTTGTTTTTCTTTTTCTGTTTAGCAGGAGACTTCATTTTATTTGGCGCAGAATCTTTTGGCTTATTTGCTTTTAGCTTTTTAAGCTGCTTTTGAAGTGTAGCTATATCTTTCTTTTGCTGAACAGAATCACCTGTTTCGTTAAACATGTCTTCTCTTATAAAGCTTATTCTATCTTCGAGATCGTTTATTTTTTCTATATGAAGATTACCATCATATACATAAGTATCAGGATGCTCTGAAGGTAAAAGTTTTGACTTTTGCGTGGCTGGACTAGAAAAAACATCTCTTATTTTTTTCTCTACTTTAGCTCTTGTTTTAGATATTACTTTATCTTTTCTTGCAGGATTTAAACTGTTGTCTTTTATGTTGAGTTTAGTTTTAGTAACTTTTTTACCGCTTGGATCGTAATTTTTTCTGTATATAACAGATTTTTGTTTTTTATCTCCTTTTCTACCACCTGTTACATATTCTGTAGCACCTTCTTTTGCATTGTGTTCAATTTTTATTCTTTTTGGCTCTTTTTGCTTTAAAGGTGGCTTTTTACCTTTCTTCATCTCTTTGTCAACCTTCAACTCTCTTTCGTAGTCTTCGACTTGACCAGTGTGTAAGGTTCCGTCTGATGCTTGATAAAACTTCTTGCCATCTTTGTAAACTATTTTACCTTTCTTAACACCATCTAGCTTAGGATCATAACCGTCGATCTTTTGCTCTTTTTCCTTTTTAGTCATTTTAGCAATTTGCTCTTTGCTATAATCAGCACCAGGATAAGCAGGTTCAAAGTCTTCTTGAGAAACTTTTTGTTTTAAAGGTGGCTTTTTATCTTTAGAAGCTACTACATCTTTATTTTTGTCTCTTTTTTCTTGACCTTTGCTTTTTTTGTTTTTTGGAAGACTAGCACCGTCTTTAACCATTTGCTCAGCTTCTTTTTGAGAAAAGCCTTTATCTAAAAACGCTTCTACTTTCGCAAGATACGTTCTAAGCTTTTTACCTTCTTCCGCATCTTTTTGCTGAAAAGCCGAAGAACCAGCTCTACCATCTTCCATTTTTTTCTTAGCGGCAGCCGCTTCTTTCATTTTAGCTACAGCTTTTTCTTTAGCCAGCTTATTAGGAGCTGTGCCTTGCATATATGTCGTAGGCGTCTTGCCTGATCTAAGTTTAAATGCCATGTCTTTACTTTTTAGCTTTTGGATTATATTTCTTATATTCGTCTGTTCCTTTTCTGTACATAGATCCTGGCACTTGATTAAAATGTCCTGGAAAAGCTTCTCCTTCTAGCTTCTTTCCTTTTTTTATAGACTTTCTTACTACTTTCTTAGCTTCTTTAAGCTTTTTCTCATCAGACTTATTTCCTCTTGTTAGATATTCAAAAGCATCTTCATAAGACATTTTTTGCTTAGTTGGAGATTCCATGTCTTTCATCTTCATGGGCTCTTTCATTGGAACACCTTTACTTTTTTTCTTTGCTAATTTTCCTGACATAGCATCGTTTGCTCCAATAGTTTTACCTTTATTTTTCTTCTTCTTATCTGCTAAGTAAGCTTCTAAAAACTTATTGTTTTTCTTAGAACCAAGGTATCTTATATCAGGAGCGCCAGGAGTTTTTGCTGCCCAAGCATCATACTTTTCTTGGTTTATATCATAAACTCTTTCGTCAGAACCTGCTGAATCGTACTTTTGTTTAACTGGAGCTTCTTTCATTTTCATAGGCTCCTTCATTGGTGCGCCTTTACCTTGAGCTTTAGCTATTTCTTTAACTAAGTTAGGTGGCAAATTTTTCTTTTGCTTTTCTGTTTGTTTAGCTGGAGCTTCTTTCAGCTTCATAGGTTCTTTCATATCAGCTGGAGAACCGTATTTCTTTTGCATTTTAGCCGCAGTTGTCATTTCTTTCATGAACGTTGGGCTTTTCATCTTAAAAGGCATAATTTTTTGTCTGTTTAATTAATTAATTATTTTTACGACGTCTTTTTCCATGCATGTAACGTCGTTTTACCGGTGATACTTCTTCTTCTTCATCGATTCTTGGTTCTTGGCTTTCAACTAAGTCTTTTGGCGAGTTTTTTGGCGCGTTCTCAACCTCTGTTTGTGTCGATGTACCAATATTAGACGCATCGGAGCTAGGATCAGCCGGTGTAGATACGTACTGGTCTTCTATAGAACCAATAGTCGTGTTCAAATCTTTAGACCGGGCCGTACCTTTTGACGCGTTTGCCAAAGTTTTTAGCTTTTTTACTTCTGAAGCAGTTAAAGTACTCATGATTATACTATTACACAAGCAAAAAAGTGTTTAAGTGTGACATAAGCCTGCTATTATTTAACCTAATAGGCTAGTGTCACAAAAAAAATTGTAAGAAATATAGAACTAATGCGTTCCCCCCTACCATACAGGCCCCTTACGACACACAAAAACTAACTTTTTTGGCCACCTCTGCATACTTTTTTCGTTTTTAACTCATTTTTTTACAACTTTCGTACGACTTTATACTGATATTATATACGTAACAAAAATAAATACTCAAACTTTTTAAACTTTTTATTATGTCAAACTTAACTACTAAAAGATTCGTAATTCGTAAAACATTAATTGGTACTAATACAATTATAACATTCACTAACAAGAAGAATGAAACATATACTTACGATCACGATGCAGTGTATAGTGCAAATCAAGAAAAACTTGAAACAATGGAATGTTTTCAGAAATATGGTAACTACACTAATAGTAATAACTTACCAACGTGGGCGCGCGAGTACACAGTATAAACTGTGACACTTGCCCACTACTATACTTTACTTAACAACCTAATGTCACTATTATGATACATGATATTATTATACTAATTATTCACTTAATGATTTTACAATATATTGAAAAATGTGTTAGAGATTGTGAGTGACCGGACAGTACACCTTAACTAAAATTAATATATAAACAAATAATACACTTTTACTTATGTTTAAAAATACTAAAAAAGAATACTTAGACTACTTAGAAACTCAAATGAATTACTATAAAAGTTTTGATAGAGACATGTATATTTTCTACAGAAATAAACTTAGAAAATACAAACTGAAAACGACTCAGTCTTGATAATATATATGAATTTAAACTAATAAAATAATATACTATGAATAAATTAAAAATTGATTCTTCAACTAACATTATTAAATTAAATAATAATACTTATATTCCATTTCAACTTCACCAACTACCGAAGTACTATAATGAAATACCTTTATCAGAACAATTTAATTTAAAAGGTTATACTTATATAAATTATAACTCACTAAAATCTCACAACTTTGATACTCATACTCTAAATAGAGACTTAGATTATACTCAAAGAAGATAATAAAATACAACAATAAAACGACTAACAACTGATAATATAGATGAAATTAATAACTTATAAATATAAATAATATGTCAAAAGTAACAGACCAAAAAATTATAGAAAAAGTAGTAGATGAAACAGTAGATACTATAATAGATAAAATAGATGAAGTACTAGTAGATTATATGTACGAGTATGGAGATTATGAGGAGTCAGATAATAAATTCTTTGACGAGAAAGAAGAATTAATAGATTCAGTAATAACAGAATTATATAATAGAATTAATAACTTAAAATAAAAATTAGAAATTATGAATGTAGTAGAAAAAAAGAGATTTGTAGTCTCAAAAGGTATGGTTGGTAAAGAGTTAATAGTACAATTTACTAACAAAAAAGGTGATGTCATCAAGTATGACCACGACGGTGTTTACTCTTTAAATCAAGAGAAACTAGAAACTATGGAGTGTTTCCAAAAGTATGGTAATTATACTAACTCCAACAATATTCCTACT